ATTCGCCCCTAATTGCGTCGGCAATGTCAATCAAGCATGTCTGGACACGACGCAATTTTTACAAGCTAAAACAGCTGAGGGCGGCTCACACCGCCCATGGTCATGCGGCCTCGTCCTAAACGGCCTACAACCCTTCTTACTCGTTTATATCGCATGCCACCCTGCACGAGACCGCTGCCACTGCCACCTCTACGCGACCACCGTCGAACCAGACGGTGTCTCCTTTGTCCTAGCGATTAATTCGCCCCGTTGCCTTGTTAACAAGACGCCGCTCTCGAAATTCTCTAAAGACGGAGACTTTTTTCTGGCGCATGCCAAAGGCCCCGAAAAGAAGGTTAGAAGTCTAACCGGCGCATACAACGCTTGCCATCCGTACGGATCCGCTCGTGTATGCGTCATAGACAACGCCTATATCGAGTCCTAATCTGGCTGCCGCCAATTCACTAATGTCTTTCCCTGCAGTCCACGGTCTCTTAACTCTGTCCAGAACCTTGGCAGACGTCTTCTAATCCAACCTAAAGCCTCCGGCCCTCAACCGATATAAGTCACAAACTGCCTCAGGCAAATTTTCCGCCTCTGCTGAGCACAACATGGCCGCCGCGTGCGCCCTCGGGTCAGCTAGCATTTTTGCATTACCTTTGCAATAATAATTTCGAGTCATGATTATCTTTGACAGGTTACGCACACTCTCGAGTTCTTGAACGTTGTAGGACCCTGACCAAAACCACTTTGAGCAGAAGTCGAAATCAGTTCCCTAACCGACGAACACTTTCTTGATAACCTGCCCTAATCCCACTGCTCGATTGTCTAGGTGTGTGCGCAAAGTGCTACGCTCAATCACCTCTCGGACCATACCCGGATGGTGCGTGAAGATAACCACGTCGTCCCCAGCTGCGATAACAAAACATTAATCATTCTTCCAGGGTTACGCAATGCCGCAATCCTACAGATACATGTAAGCATAACACAAAGAGCGGAACGTGTTACCAAGTGTGGTTTTAATAGGGTGGCCTGAGTAAGTCGTACCGATCAACGGCACATACAGCCAATTGCTCTCTATAAACTATCGGTTTTGTCCTCTCTATTTGGTTTTCGAGTGCTCTTTAACCCAAGCCTCCCAAATCTAGTCGGGCCAGCTTTGTCTCACTAAGTCATTGACCTGAACGAAAAGAACGGTCTTCTTTTTCTTCCAAGCATTCTTGATTTTTTCGACCAAGCCCAGCGGCTGGAAATCAATGCAAGAGACCCGAGCTGTTTTTTGAGCGAATTAGGTTATTATTGGGAGCAGGCAGTCCAAGAGACGATCCTAAACCAATTCCATTATCTCAGCGTACTGAGTTGAGTCAAACTTTGAGCCATCGAACCACACGCTCTTGGCGCCAGGCGGTATATATTTGCGCAAGTGCGCAATCAGCTCCTCGCTATTGTAACCCTGGATGAAGCCCTTCTAAGCCGCCTTGATCGGCTCCCAGAATAGAGTTTGAACAGTGGTAAGCAGACCGCAAGTCCATGGCCCTGGCACACAAATGTTGCGCGGAAATGCCTCTGCTCCCATTATGAAACCGTTCTAATCCTTGCGAACTCGAGACACGTTGACTTCCCCTCTCTTAGTCATTTGGATAAAACTACCCCATAACGGTCGCAATCCTTGCAACTGCAATTCACAATTGACTATATACTTGTCAGTCTTGACGGCATCATAATTTTTGTTGCGTATCAAACGCCTCAAGTCTCCATCATACTTCCCATAACGGAGATCTCCGATGAACTTAAAGTATCTTTTGGTCATACGGTCAAAACGACGGAGATAAGCTCGATCAATTTGAGTGCGCGCCGAACAGTGCCGGTCGAAAACCGATACCAGAGCATTTTGAGGTGAAGCGGGGTCAAATTACCATTACACAATATCCTCTCCTAAGTCAAAACCACTTTTTGATATTTGTTTCCTGGCGTTCGGTTTTGTCAAACTTCCTCGCGATCCATAGTTGACAGGCTTTGTGTGACGAACGATCCAATCGTTAACTTGCACGCTAAGTCTAACCCAATCCATTCCGTGAATGGTACGCGGACCGTTCGTGGGATCGATTAAATTGGGCTTAG